GCCGGGGTTGTCGATCTTGCCGTCTTTGAGCGTGCGCCCCAGTGAGACGGTACAGCCGTCCGATGGTATTCTCACCAGGGGCAGCTTGGGCCTCGTGGTCTCCGGTGCCTGTGCCATTGTTCTCTCTCCTTCTATTTGGCCGGCAGGAGAGAGATGGAAAGGAGATAGCCACCACTCCCCTACCGGCCTGGCTCACCTTATGTCATCAACTCCGCGTTGGAAGGGCGCCATCACCCGCCGCCGCGCCGCCGTTGTGCCGCATGCTGGCCGAGTATGTCACCGGCCCATTGACCGGGCACTTGATCGAGTAGCTTGTCGGGAAGGCATAGCCGTCATACCCTGCGCTGCCGTCCGGCTCGAAGTCCCAAGTCACCGCCGCGCCACCGAGGGCCGCGAATATGGTCGCGTCACCCTGGGCCGCTGCCGGGTCGTAGAAGCCGGAGATGTCAACCTTCGTTCCGACCTTGCCCGCCAGGAAGTTCTGACCGACATCAGCGAACGACGTTATCTCTGCCTCCGGCACATCGAAGTTCAGCGTTATGTCATTCAGTTCGTCTTCCAGCGCCACCGCGTTGAATACAAAATCCGCCGCTTTCCCGTGCATTCGCGCGCACATATTTAGCCTCCTATGCTACAGCGCGACTTGTCGCGCCGCTGTGTTGTATCGTTGCGCTGAAACGGGCAGCGCCCCCGACCGGACATTCCAGGCGATAGCCCGCCACCAGCGCCCCCGTCAGGCCGCTCGCCGTGCATTGGTACTCGGGGTCATCCGCCCCTGGGCCGGAGCCGGATGGGTCGAAAATGGTGCTCTTCACGCCCGCACCGATGCCGCCGAACAGCGTCGCGTCTACCGCAGATAGGGCCATGTCCAGCGGCCCTCCAAGCTCGGTTTTCACATCCTTCTTTCCTGCGAGGAAGTTCTGGCCGACATCTGCGAACGACGTTATCTCGCCCTCAGGGACCGACACGTCCATGCTGATGTCGTCGAGCCAGCTTTGTAACGCAACGCCGTTATACGAAAATTGGGCATTCTGGCCATGAATACGGCTCAAAGTTCACCCCTCCTACGTCGCCCGAATGCCGAGGCTGACGACCAGGCTGAAGGTCCGGGTCCCGGCTCCGGCGTAGGTGTAACTCACCCGCCACCAGGAGTCAGTCAGCGCCCCCGCCTGCGTTTGTACCTCGAACGTCGCTACACTCGCCTGATTGAGTTGCGTGAAGGTCAACACGGTCGTGGGCGACAGGAACGTCTCCAGGGCATCGCTCTGGACTATCACGTCGATGGTGTTGTTGCCCGCGCCGCCCGGAGCCGCCAGCAGCCGGATCACCCCGACCAGGGTTTGAGATGCACTCAGCGCCCCCATGTTGTAGGCTGTCCCATTGCCCGAGGCAGCGATCGCGGTATTGACCAGCAGTAGAGGCCCACGCGCCGCCGGGGTGTTCCCCCGCCAACTCACGTCCAGCGCCACCACTGAGCCCGTCGCCGCCTTGCGCGGGCTTTGAGTGATGTTGGTCACCAACTCGTAGCCGTAGTTGCCCGCCGTAGGCCCGCCGGGGAATATCCCCAGGCGGCGGCTGGCGGCTGTCAGGTCCGTGAACATCTCGCCATCGTAGTCCGGCGACGTGATACTGTAGAGGCCCTTCACGTCGCAGGTGTAGCCAGCCTTGCCTTCGACGTAGGTCTCGTCAGTGTCGGCGAACGCGGTCACCGGAGCCAGGTTGTTTGAGAAGTCCAGGGTTACGGCATTCGAGACGCCTCTGAAGTCGTGCTCGTCAACCCACACAGCACAAGATTTGGCATGAAGGCGACTCACTATCTACCTCCCTTCCGCTTGCCGGAGGCAGGCGGCATAGCAATCCGAGAATCAGGGGCGGTCTCCGGTATCGGCCCCAGGTGAGGCACGATGGCCCCGGTCTGGCGCAGCATGGCGACGTCAATCGGCTCGTCGCCATCGAAGCTGAAGATGGAGCCTGACGGAATCCGCATGGACGACGGGAGGACGCCCGGCCCCTGGGGTATCAGGAGGTTCCGTTGCGCCACATAAGGTCCGAGGTACTCAGCCAACGAAAACCTCCACATCGAGTTTGAAGCCGAGATAGGATTGCTCCCCGAATTCGTAACTGCCGTAGTCCCGATAACCCCTCACCTGGAGGCTGGAGCCGTGCGCCCCCAGGTCGGTGGCATCGAGAGCCGCCAGGAGGGAACTGGAGCCAGTCGGGTCCAGGTAGTCATCAAGCGTGTCCTGGCGCTCCTCTGCGTCGCCCATGCGCTGTACCAGCACCGTCACCTCTAGCTGATGGTCCATCGCGGCGCTGGTGAACGTCCGGGGGTATGTGCCGCTCCGGGGCGTAATCCAAGCGCAGGGAACCTCCATGATGCCCTCGGGCACGGTGTCATGGACGCGCAGCCCCGATACCGTCTCCAGGGCGGTCTGTAGCGCGTCGCGGATGCCTTTGAGTGTCATTGTGCCTTCAGCCAATCGGACTGTAGCCGTTGGGCAGCCCGTCCGATAATGCCGTCTATCTGGCCCTGCGTTGCGACGTAAGCGGGGCGCATGAAGCGATGCTCTGCCGTGCCCTTGCGGGCTATCGCCAGCGCAAAGGCGAACGTAGCCCGTTGGATGGCCCGCTCCTGGGGGGTATATTTGGCGTTCGCTTTCCGACGCCCCGTCTTAGTCGGTTCAGGCTGAGGGTGGAACTTGCGCCGCACATAGTTGCGCAGCCGCCGGGCCGACTTGGGCGACTTCGCTTTGTCCGGCGATGTGGCCGGCATGTGAGGCTTTGTTCCGCGCTCCACAAGGAACCGATGCGGCGAAGTCGGGCCAATGCCCATCAGCACAGGGAGAGGGCCATAGGAAGCCGCCTTTTTGATCACCCGCACGTTTCGGGCCATGTGGCCAGTGAAACGCGGGACACGGGACATCATCGCGCTCTTGCCCAGAGTGCCGATTTCGTCAAGTGCTTCGTTCACCACAGGGACAAACAGATCCGGCTTGAGCCTCTTCGTCAAGCGGTCCCAGTCCTGGAGGTTGATAATGACGACGGCCTGGCTCATAGCCCAATCCTCCGAAACGGGTCCAGCAACGCCCGCGCCCGTGGCTGGAGTTGCCCGCCGTAGACCGTCACCTGGCCAGTGTCGGGGTTGCCCACGCTGGAGGCGAAGCCTGAGGTTCGCATAGTCCACAGCCGGGCCGCTTCCATCAGCGACGCTTCCCGTATTTGGTTCAGGTATTGCAAAATTGTTATAGCCTTCGCGGTGGCATGGGTCGCCGCCGTCGTCCCGTTCACGGCGCGAATGACCGTGAGGGTATTACTGGAGATGCCTGTGATGTACATCTGCTCGGACTCTACGAGGATGGTTTGGCCCACCTCAAAGGCCGCTCCAGAGGACACGTCGATAGCCGTCTCGCTAATGTCCAGTTCCTCGGACGTGGTGGCGCCTGTCGTTTTCTGCGACTCGGACCAGCCCCACTTGCCCGCCAACTCGAAACGTCTCTGCCCCCGGCCCAGGCTGTGCTTCGTCCCCTGGTTCCGTCGGTCTACCTCAATCTTCGTATAGGGGCTGGTGCGCTCCGGGTTGCTGTTCGTCGGCTGGGCATCGTAGGGGGCTAGCACGTAGTCGGTCGTTGCCCAGGTCGTCGCGTAGCCTGTCCCGAGCAGAGTGTCATCCTCTTTGAGACTCGTAACCGATATGAGGTCGTCGGGCAGCAGCATGGACGCCTTCCCGTTGCCGGAGAAGTATTTGGTTTCTACGCGCGGGTGAAAGGTTCGGCCCGCGTAGTCGTCAATGGCGTCCGCGATGGCCTCCAGTAGTTGCAGCAGACGACCGTCGCTCGCCGTGCCGGTGATATTCAGCGCACCGGCGGCTTTGAGGCTCGTCAGGCCGATATAGGCGTGGGGCATCTAGCCCGGCCCCCGCCGCCAGAACTTGAACGGGAAGGTGTACGGGAAGGACAATTTGGTGTCCGCCCGATACCGCCGCAGCAGGTGAATCAGGTTGGAGAGTTTCATTGCTTGAGCACCAGAGTTATGGTCCGGGCCGCCGTCTGAACGACCGCCGCGCCCGATGTCCCGGAGCGGACCTTGATGAACCGCCAGGGTGCCAGGGCTGTTGCCAACAGGTCAACGGCGATAGACGTGCTCACCGCCGCCGTCACGACTACCTCGGAGCCGCTATCGTCGTACAGGTTCTGGAAAGTCCCGCCCGTGGCACTGGCCACCTGAAAGGTGAGATTGGCCGCATCCCAGGCAGCAGGCATAACGATTCCGGCCAGCCGATAGCTGCCCAGGTCCACCTCGCCCGAGAGCGATTCATTAATGGCAATGCTCACCGTCAGAGTGCTCGCCCCGGACAGGCCCCATGTCGTGCCATCGTAGGCATATTCGAGGCCAGTATCCCGCTCGAAGAACTTGCTGCCCGCCCGAACGCCCGTCGTGGGCTTGGTGTCTGTCGCCAGCCCGATGTAGGAGTCGATGGCGGCCAATTTGGTTACGGTCATATTTGCCTCCAGTTCAGGCGGGGGCCAGTTGCCCAGCCCCCGCCTATCGCCTCAGTGTTAGGCCGCCACGATCTGCGCGCCGGACTCCAGGGGGACGTAGGTTACAGACCAGCGCACCCGGCCACCGCCACCATCACTGCCCGCGCAGTCCACCATGATTGTTCCGGGCGGCACAACGATTTCCGTTGTCTGGACCTTGGCCAGAGGAACATCGATTGTCAGCACGGCGGCATTGGCAAAAGTCCCGGTGATTTCGAGCCGGGTATCCGCCGCCGCGGCGTTCATCTCCACTGTGCCCGAGATGTCCGTTGTGGCTCCGGCCCCGGTCGAGTTGGTCTTCAGTTTGGTCGCATTTGCGAAGGCCCCGATGCCCACGGTCACATAGCCCACAATCCGCTTGACCAGTACCAGACCGGTCACCGTGAAAATATCCGCCGAGGTGGATTGAGGCAAGGCCGCCGTTGCCTTGGTGACTATGATGCCGTCGGTGGTCTTCTCCCCAGCAGACAGGGCAAACTGTTCCGTAGCCAGAGCGTTGTCGGCAATCTTGGCGTTGGTGATCGAGTCGGCAGCGATGGCCACTCCATCAGTCCCGGTGTCCGCTAGAATTGCATCTATGTCGGTGTGCGCCAAGTCCAGGCTGGCCTTCACCGAGTCATCCTGCCCTGCGCCCCCGTCTCCGGTCAGCGCCCCGAGCTTGTCAGACAGCATCTCCATCGAGTCCGTGGTGTTGTCAAAGGAGGACATATCACCGCCGGACACCTTCGACCCCAACTTGCTGACGATAGACCCGTCAACAGCCGTCAGAATGGCAGCCCCGGCACCATCGGTCAGGGCTACCAGGTGATCCAGTTGCTCGCCCTGAATGGCGTCCTGCGCCTCGTCCTGCATTGCCTGGAGCGCATCGGCGGCAAAGGTGGCCGCATCTATGGCGGCAGCGGCTACGGCTGCCGCATCAATAGCGCCAGCGCCGAACTTGGCCGCCGTAATTGCCCCATCAGACAGGGGGAAGCCCACGGTGTCGGCATTGGTGGCCAGAGCCGCGTAGCGGTTGATGCCGATTACCTCGCCCACCACGTTCCCGGCGTTAGCGACCACGGTCACAGCCGCGTTGCCATCTCCCCACACGTTATCGTAGATCAGGGGGTTCGTCACGGCCTGGTTGTTGAAGTCCAGAATGCCATCATCGAAGGCGTTTGTCCCATCCGAGCCAATAACGTTGTTGCGCCGGATGATGGGCCTGTCTATCACGCCCTCGAACTTGATCCAGCTGTCCGGCCCGTTGGCGCTCGGCGTAGCCGTGCAGTCCTCAAAGGTCGGCATTTCCCCTGCAGCCGTGATGGTGATGGCGTCCACATCATTCGCCCCGAGGTCCATGTGGACATGCCTGAGCGTCGCCCTGGCCGCAGCAATGTTGATATTGGAGGTTGCCGAGTCGGTCGCCTCGTTGAAGTACACGCCATCAAGGGTCACATCGTCGGCGGTGATGTCCACCCCGTCTATGGCCCCGTTCACGGTCAGTTCGGCGCGGTCGATGCCCTGGCCTACGGAGATGATTTGCAGTCCCGCTATGTCGCAGGTAATGGCCGCGGTCAGCGTCTCCGCGTGGCCAGGCAGCACCAGAATAACGTCGCCCTGATTGGCCGTACAGAGGCCGATGGCATAGTCGATGGTGGCCACCGGTTTATCGGGATGGCTACCGTATCCGGCCCCATCCGTTCCCACGGCAGAATCAACGTAGAAGATGTTGCCTGAGAACTTGCTTACGTCCACGATGGCGGGCATGCCGCCGGGGGTCTTCTGGTAGTACAGAGGGCTGCGGGCTGCTGTCAGTGTTGCCAGCCCCAGCACCGTCATGAGGGGCAACATAAGGGTGAGCATGGTCACAGGGCGGACACGGCAGCGGAAGAACCAGACCAATTGCCGTTGCAGGCCCGATATGCCCCGCGTCATCATGCGCCAGAGGTTCCGCCGCTTTTCGCGGTTGAACCAGCGCGGGTCGAACCGTGATACAGTCAGGGTGGCCATCGCCCGGGCCAAGCAGGTCAGCAGGATTACCAGGATTACCAGGATATGAATCTTCATGGCTGTTGGGTTTCCTCCTGTAGGTTTTTCCTCGGTCGCCAGTTGGAGGGGCAGGTTTGTAGCCCGCCCCTCCCTTCTTCGATTAGGTCAGCGCCCCATCATTCGTCGCCTGGGGGTAGCGAGGAGACAAGACTGCCACCACGCCGATATAGGCATCGGCGTTCCCGGGGTCGGTGAACGTCAGCCCCACGTAGGGCTTGTCGGCAGTCAGTTCGTTGGCGTCCACCTCGACCACCACGACTTTGTTGTCATAGGTCGTGTGAGTCAGCACCAACTCGGTTACGCCGGCGCTCAAGTCGCCCAGGGTATCAGTGCCAGCAGCAGCACTGAGGCGGTACTTGAACGTTAGCGCCGTCGCGGTCGTTCCGGCGGTGACGGCGCTGGCCGTCACCGTCAGCGTGAAGCTATCGGTCGCGAGCGTTCCCAACAGCACCAGGAACTGCACCCGTTCGTACTTCTTCATCGCCACGTTGGGGGTCACGAACGTCGCTGTCTTTTGGGCCGGGGCCGTGATTGGGACTATGTGCCGCAGCATCCCAAAGTCTTTTGTGCTCATTTGTTTATGCCTCCGTTATTCTCGTCGGCTTACCGTGCGCCCAAAGTGACGAAGGGCGAGACGTAGAAGTCACTCGATGTCCGCTTGTACGGCGTGATCTTGTTCTTGCGGATGGGCTGGCCGTTCACGCGGTAGGTGAATCGGTAGGTGTTCTCGCCGGTAAGGAATTGGACGTGGATGGACTCGGCGGTCTCAACGCCGCCCTTGTCGATGATGAGGTATTGGCTCAAGTCGGCAAGGATGATGTCGCCCACATCGCCGGGCCCGCTCGCCACCTCTACGGGGATGGCCGGACGCCCCTTAATGGTCCCGAGGCCACCAGCAGCGGTCGGCTCCTGGAACAGCCTCATCTCCACGCCACCTGTGCCGATGTTCAGCACAAGCGTGCTCAGCTGGTCCTCAAGCTCCTGGTTGTAGAGCCACACCAGGTCACGCCCTTTCCGCGACCTCCACATCTTCAGGATGTTCTCGGTCAGGATGGTATCGGCGGCCTGGCCCGTTTCCTTGGTGATAGTCACCAGGGCCGGGCTGTTCAGGATGCCCAACGCCTTGCCCGCACCGTCGCCTCGGATAACGTCGTCCGAGAGAACGAAGTCCATCTCCTCGGGGAAGGCGGTCCGAATGATGGCCCCCAGTTGCGCCGAGTCCTGAAGGTTCTCGTCGGTGGCGTAGCAGAGGCCCATGATCTTTTCGAGTTTCATTTCAATCTTGGCAAACTTGGGCTTACTACCCAGCCCGCTCACGCTGGCCGCCTCCGCCTCGTGATAGACCTGAATGCCACCCATGCGGGACCCCGTAGCCCGGCTCGACTCGTCTATCGTGTTCTGCGAGAACGAGTTTGACGGCCCGCTAATGGGGATGCGCCGGCAACGCCTGAGGATCTCGCTGTTGTCGTAGGTGTCTTTCAACAGTTCGGTGGCAAAGTCGGTCTGGACCAGGAAGCCGCCCTCAGATGGAATGGTCTCGTTCAGCCCCGAGGCGGCGGCCTGGATGTTCGCCAGCCGGGGATCGAGGCCATGACCCAGGGCGTGATTCCTCACGGCCAGCAGTTGGTCGCCGAAGCCTCGCACATTCGGCGCAAACGGTTTGACGGTATCGAGGATGGCGCGGGCCTTTGAGGTGGCGTTGTCCACCGCCGGGGATGTCCGCTCCCACTCCCGGATAGCGTCCACCTCGTCGATGTCCTTGTCGATGCCATCCACACGGGCCTTAATCGCGGCGATGCGCGTCCTGTCCGCGTCCTGCTTGTCCGCCTTGAGTGTGAGCGACCTAGCTTCGTCCACCAGGCCCGCCCGTTCTGCCAGTAGGGTGCTACTGCGTTCCCGAAGATTGGCTTGCATTCGTCCTCCTGTGTACCGCCGGACAATGCAAATGGGGCGCAAGTCCGGCGCTGTCTATTCAGCGTCTTTACGGACTTGCGCCCCATCGGGGACGCTTGTTTCCGTGTTACCTGTCAGCCGTTCATATCATCGGATAAGCCCAGCCACAGGCCCCACAATTCGGTTGCCGTTAGTCTACGCCCCCTACTGGGGCGCTGTCAAGCCTTGATCCTCAAACTCCGTGGCCGGAACTGAAGCGCCTCTATCTCTGCCATGCTGCTATCGGCCCGCGCGCCGCCCTGGGACTTCACGCCCGCCAGCCGTTCGATCGTACTCTGGAGAGTCCCCACAGTATCCGCCAGACCACGCTTCACCGCCTCGTCAGCGCCGAACATCAGGCCCTGGCCGAACTCCGAGCGCACATGGCCCGCACTCACCCCGCGCCCCTTGGCGACAGCCGCCTCGAACATATGGCCATATTGGGTAACTCGCTTCTGTAGCTCACCCCTGGCCATGTCCGACAACGCCTCGAACGAGTTGCCGAGAACCTTGTTGTCCCCGTGAGAGACCAGGGTGTGTTTGATGCCCATCGCCTCTTCGAGTTTCGATACGTCCTCATGGGCAGCCACAACGCCGATGCTGCCCACCTCGCCGCCGGGTGTAACGACAATCTCGTCGGCGGCACTGGCTATCCAGTATGCGGCGCTGGCCGCCATGCTGTTGGCTACGGCCACGATCGGCTTCCGCCCGCGCCCGCCCATGATCAGATCGTGCATCTCCTGAACGCCATACACCGAGCCGCCGGGCGAGTCGATGTCCAGGACGATGGCACTGATAGACGGGTCATTGAGCGCCCCCTGGATGGCAGCGCCCGCCCGGTCGGTGGATGTCCCTCCGGACATGGCCGTCATCATGTCCATGTGCTGCGCCAGAACTCCGTAGAGAGGCAACACGGCGATGGAGCCGGACCGAGCGGCCCCGGCGCGTACCCTGCTTGCCCCGATACGCTCCTTGATTTCCTCAGCGGTCAGCCGGCCCCCGGAGGCCCTGAACGCCACCAGGCTACAGATGGTCGCGTACATCGATGGCAGGATGGCCCACGGCTGGCCGTACACAGCCTGGAGGACATTGGGATAGAGATGCAAGCCCTCTGGCAACGGGATGGCTTCACTTTTGGGGAGACCCTGATTCCTAGCGGCGAATGCCTCCCGCAACCGGCCCACATTGAGGGCCTTGTGCTGCCATTTCTTCTCACACTCGCCCTCGGCGTGATCGGCCATGCAACGCTTCATGTAATCGCCGTGCTCCTCGTCCGGCATCGGCATGGGCATGGCGGCGCGAGCCTCAGCGTGGTTCTCTTCCCACTGTTTCTGGCAGACGGCGTTACGCTGGCCCTGCTCCGGCATTTCCTTGCTCATCTCGGAGTGACAGCGCTCCATGAAGCCGTCGTGGTCTTCGTCTTTGTGCGGCATCGGCATCGGCATCAGCGTTCCTCCATCCCCAAGACCATCATCGCCAGGTCGCGGGGCTTACTTTCATTCCAGTGTTCTATCTGCGTGAGGCCGCCCTCGGCCAGGGCCGCCCGTTGACACGAGCACCAGTCGCCAGCGTCAACCTCGGAGATGCGGAGCGCCTCGGCAATGGCCCCCGCGTGGTCGGCGTAGAACGTAGCAGCCGCCGCATGGAAAGCCTGGCTGTCCGTCGCGTGTTTCGCGGCGAGCTTGGCCAGCGCCTGTGTCTCACGCCGGACCATCCTGGCGGCAGCGTCGAGCACCAGGGCCCGATAGTGAGGCGTGATGGAGTCGGCTCGGCGCTCTCTGCGCACTGGCGGAGCAGGCGGCGGCTCCGGCGGCGGGATAGGCTTGGCGGGCATCGCCTCTTCCTCCTGCCCCTGCCGCATGTTCAACGGGGTCAGAGGTTCATCGAGGCCGGGCAGCGTGTTCCAATTCTCTAGCCGCCTCACCTGGTTTCGCGTCATCGACCCCATGTTGACCATAGTGTTGTAGAAGTTCGCCCGACTCACGGCATCGCCCCGCAGCAGGGCCTCACGGCTGAACTCGGCAAAGAACGTGTCGCGCGCAGTTATCAGATCTGAGTTGATGGATTGCTCCCACAAAACATACCACGGATTCATCGTGAATGTTTCAAATCCGATCAGCAGTTGCTCGATGCCCGTTCCCCAGCGCGATGCCCCACCCTGCTGCTGGAGCAGTTCGAGCGGTACGCCTGAACTG